TATCAACAAGAACCTAATCAAATTATTTGGTTAGTTCGTGGTGATGGTGAGCTTGTTGGATTTACTTATCAAAGAGAACAACAAGTAACAGCTTGGCACAGACATATTTTTGGTGGCAAGTTTGGTGAAGCAACTATTACAGTAACTGATTTTGCAAATATAGCAGATAATACAAAAATAGTTCTGACAAAATCAGATGGTACAAGCACAACTTTTAACTCTGCTACATCTGCTACGAGTGGTAAGTTTCATACAACATCTAGCAATAATCAAACAGCAACAAATTTAAAAACATTAATAGATGCTGATTCTGATTTCACAGCAACAGTAAGTACAAATACAGTTACGATAAAAGAAACAGCTCCTCAAGCTACAGGTTTTTTAACAATGACTACAGGTGATACAACAAGACTTGCATCTACAGATGAAGGAAAGGCTATTTGTGAAAGTGTTGCAGTTATTCCAACTGATGATACGGAATATGAAGTTTATATAATTATGAAAAGAACAATCAATGGTTCTACAAAAAGATACATAGAAGTTTTAAATACATTTGATTTTACTGAAACAGATAACACTACATTTAATTTTTTAGATAGCCAATTAGATTACAATGGCTCTGCTGCAACAACCATATCAGGTTTATCACACCTTGAAGGACAAACAGTTGCAATACTTGCTGATGGTGCAACTCATGCAAACAAAATTGTTAGTTCAGGAGAAATTTCACTAGATCGTTCAGCAACAAAAGTAAAAGTAGGACTTGCATATACATCTCTACTTCAAACAATGCGAATAGATGCCGGAGCAAGAGATGGAACTTCTCAATCAAAAACAAAAAGAATATATGAAATAACTATTAGATTGTTTGAAAGTGTTGGTGTAGAAGTAGGACCAGACTTAGATAATTTAGAAAGAATACCATTTAGATCATCTGCAAATGCAAAAAGATATGAGTTATTTAAAAGAAACTATGAATTTAGAAGAGAAGAATTTAGCTTTTTCTGGTTTTATCAATAACAATATAGTTGCTAGTGCAGGAATGAAATTGTTATGGGGGGGTGTTGCCGAAGGTTGGGTGATGGCAACGCAGGATGTATGGAAACATCCTATCGTCATTGCTAGAGCAATCAAAAAAAATTTTGAGGTTCTAGCAGAGAACAATAAAATCAAAAGAGTTCAAACAGCAGTGAGAGCTGACTTTGATATTGGTTTAAAGTTTGCTAAATGGCTTGGTTTAAAAAACGAAGGTTTGATGGAATACTATGGTATAGATGGTAGTCATCATTACAGATATGCGAGGATATTTTAGATGGGAGTACAAGCAGCATTATTTGCATCAGCAGCTGGAAGTGTAGCAGCAGCTCGTCAAGCGTCTGCTATGGGAAAATATAATCAAGCAGTTCAAAATAGAAATGCAAAAGTATTAGAGCAAGACGCACAAGCAATAGAACAAAAAAAAGAATTTGATATTGCTAGATTTGATAAAGAATTTGTAAAACTTCAAGGTAAGACAACAACTGCAATATTATTTTCGGGTGCAGAATTATCTGGTACTGGATTAGAAGTTTTAGCAAACAACTCAAGAGAAGCTGAAA